GGCGTTTACGCCAGGGCCGACACGACGTCCAACATATCCTTGTGTCTTTTTGAACTGGGGTTCTTGAACCAATTGGTCTAAGGTGGCAGCCAAAAATTGCTTGTTGGTGGACGTTTGAAATATCTCTGGTAGAAAATCTACCGTTCTCACTGTTGCCATTAAATTACTCCGCTGCCTGGGGCAGTTTTAAGGTTTGTACTGGTTAGTGCTTCGATTACTTGAATGTCTGCTACTGTGGCTGCGTTAACAAAAATTTGATTTGGTGCTGAACGTATTTCATATAAGTCGCCAAAACTCTTTTGCGGACTTATTGGAACCAGCACTACAGAACTTACAACGTCGCCAATGTTTTGATGTAGATAGCCAGATAGTTCTGAGAAGTAGAATGTATCACCAAAATTCCAATTTTCAATTGCAAAATAACTGTTGATGTAGGATACTACCAAAGTTTTTATTTCGCTGACCGATGCTGTAGATCCACTGGCACGTATAACTTTAATTGTTGCACGTAACTCAGGTGCTGCCTTGATGCCAAACAATGGCTTGAAGTCAACTGAGTTGATAATCATGTTGTCAGAAATCATCTTGTAGTCTTGCAGTCCAGCATACTCATTAGTTAGCATGTCTAAAGATGGTGGTTCTGGCTCCGGAACTGTTCCAGTTGAGTCTACAATATAATTTCTATATGCAGTGTAATAGGCCTGTGTAACAACATAAACGTCAATGATATTTGTTGACCCAGGATCAATACGATTGGTCAATGGGCTGTTGTGTCTGTATTGGAAAAACAAGTCTTGACGACCAACTCGAGTTATATAGTCACTGGTTGTTATCAGTTCAGTGGTGCCAGTGGCAGTCAAGGCCAAGATGTAAAATGCTGGTGGTGTTGTGTAGGACAGTGTTGTGTTGTTGTAAATACCGTAGGCATAGAATACCTGTCCAACAACATACTGTGCTTTCACCACTTCAATGTCATCCACAGTGGCATATTGAGAATTTATAACTCCAGGCTCTACCAACACATAGCGTTGAAGATTATCAAAGTCAACAATCTGCTGGAAGAAAACATTTTTAGTTGTGGGATTCACATTGGGTGCAACAATTGTGTTGAAAAAGTCAGGATCATCTGGCACGCCATCTGCATCGTTGTCCTGCCAAGAAACTAATACCTGATAATCATCAACGTATCCGTCTGGTTGCACTGGCTGAGCAATAATACGCATTGAAATATCACTCTCAAGTGGTAAATTTGAATCAGGCTTGCTGTTTGTTTTTAATACTTTGACAAAGTCGCGAATAGTGGTTCCGGTACGACTGTCGTAAATTTGTTCGTCACCGTAGAAGAAGAAGCGTGTTTGTAGCACACTGCCAAAATAATAGTTTAACGCACGACTTGTAACTGTGTAGGATTCGCCATCAGTCACAAATTGCAAGAACCAACTGGCGTCTAAGTTTGCACCAGATGTATCTCCAGCATACCGCTGACTCCAAGTGGCGTCAATGTCAAGATTGTTTGCAGTGATTAGGTACCACGTTTTAGTTAAATTATTATAACCCAGTCCAAAATTGCGATATAATTCAATCTGTGCGGCAGCATCATTACGAACAGTGGTTCCTAAGTCGGTAACAAACAGCGGTATAACTTGACTGCATACCGCACCAGTAGGCACAAAATTATTAAGCACAACAGGACCAACACCATTGCTAAAATTGCCAAGATTTTGGTTTGTTCCGTCAAGGTATATTGCCATGGCCGAAGCCCAAATTATTAATTTTTCATCTGCTCGAGTGGGCGTACCTAATACTAATTTATTATTAGCATCAAAGTAATAGCCAAAAGGTGCAATAAACTTGATCAAGCTGCCAACTTGAACATATTGCATGTTACTGGTAGTATATGGGCCAACTGGAACTGGCTGTCCTGCAGAATTTTTAAAATAACCAGTTGTTTCATTGGCCATTGTGGTACTTTGGTTCCAAGACACTCCCAATGGCAACAACGATGGGCGAGGGAAATTAGCGTAATAAAATTGTTTAGCAGGGCTGTTGGCTATATTGACTTCAACTTGATTGGTGAGAATATCGCTGATCTCGTTTGTGGTCAACCAACTGAACAAGAATGTTGGCAAATCATTATATTCGTACAATGCACCATCACTGGAGAATATGTTGGTACTTGAATATTTTCCAGTGTTGTCAACTAGATCAAGGTATCGACTCGTGCCAATTGATGCACGGTTCAATGCTTTGGATTTGATAATTGAGTTGTAAGCAGTGAATGGGAAGTTGTTATAGTCTTCTCCATTGACCATACGGTTCTGTGTGTAGTAACGAGCAGGTGCACGTTGTTTAATTTCGTCAAGTGTTTCACGAGCAAGAGCATTACTCACTGGCTCAGTGATGCCACAGGTCAATGTAAGTGTTTCCAGTTGCCCAGTGCGACTGACATAACTGATGGCCAACAAGACATTTTGCATTTCTTCAGGATTGATAATATATTGCAATCCATTTGATGCACGAACATAGGCACGGAAAGTACCAACTGGAATTTCAGAGAATACACCATCGCCAAAGTTCATTGTGATTTGGTCATTGGCTCTGCTGGTAACTGAGTATATCGGACGTAGTGTTGTCAACTGTTCGGCTGCGGCAGTGTACACACTTTCTACATATTCCCATTCGCGAGCAATAGTACCAACATTGTCCAATTGATACAGCCAACGGTCGGTATTGTTAATGCCTTCAATGTTGATGTTGACCGCACGATTAGCAATGCGTTCTGGCAAGTTAAAATCTTGGTTTTGCAGTACACCTTGTTTGAACAAGAAGAAAAATCCTGTGTTGGCTGAAGCAAATCCCAATTGGTCATTTCGGAACAACATATTAAATTGTCCATTGGGACGTGGACTGGGTTCGTACACATAACCAAGGCCAGTGGCTGTAGCACTGACTGCTTCAAACGGCATGTTAACACCATCGATCACAGCACTGTAGGGGATCACTGGCAAGAAGCCCGGTAACAGGTTAATTGTATATTCGTCTGTGCGTATTCCGTTGATGGTGGTTCTGTTTCCAGGACGACCATAACGTTGTGTGTCAACCAATGCGGCATTTAAGATAGCAGTGAACTGTTCTTGCCAGTCAAAGTTAGTTGGGTCAGCCCAGTTAATAGTAAGGTTGGCTAAGTTAATGCCATTGTAGTCCACAACATTTTCTGTTGTTTGAACTGAAAATACTTTGAGATATCCTGATGCTTCTGTGTTGCGTTTGGGAGTATAACTGACCAAGTTAGCAAGTTTAACCACACTGTCACGACGTTCAGCAGTGTCTAAATAATTTTCACGTGTGTTAAGATCTGTACGGAAGGCCAGGGCCTGACCCATAAACGCCATTACATCTAGCAAGGCAATAAATTCACTGGACTCAATATAGTCGTTGAATGTTTCTGGGTAATACAGTCGTATGTAATCAACAAAACTCTTGCGAAGAGTTTCAAAGTCATAACTTTGGAAGTTGGCTTCTTGGTAGGTTTGATAGATTCGTTTCCAATCTTCAACACCAAATACCGCAGTTTGTCTAGTAGTTTTTGCCATAATAATCCATCTTGTAGATTATTTATGGCGAAAATAAACCACCCAGTTTATGTTTAGACGTAGCCGGCAGTTTGATTTTGCTGATCAAAAAACAGTGTCAGGAATTGTGTTGTTTGGCCAGGAACTGTGTCTAATGCTATTTGTACAAGTATGCCATTGTCTTGTGGAAACAATTCAACAGTTTGAATATAAATTCTTGGATCTAGACCAGCAACACGTTGTATTTCTGCCAGGATTGCTCGCTCAGTATCTTGCGTTTGATTTTCAAACAGATAACTCCAAATCACTGTGCCATAACCAGGTCGGCCGACCAGTTGCCCTTGCTGTATATTGAATGCATTCAGCAAGTCGCGTTTGATCAACTCAAAATCTACCAATGTAAATTTCTTTGGCTGGTTAATAGTGTTGAATCCTACAAATGTTGTCATAGTAATATTTACCCTAATCTACGTACTGTACTGCTCAACGCAGTTGTGCTGCCAGTTACACTGCTCAACGCAGATGTAGCGCCGCTTATTGCACCATTTAGCGATCCTGTTATACTTCCTAACCCGCCGGCGCCACCGGCTCTGCTCAGCAGGCCTCCAGCATCTAATCCGCCTGCTAGTAATCCTCTAGCTTTACTTGCGGCATCAGTTAATGCAGATGTATCCACTGCTTGAGGACTGAAGTTGGGTAGTGCTATTTTATCACTGCCAATCAGTTTAGCAGTTGCCGCATTTAACGTAGATCTATCAACGGTTCCTTTAAATCCAGCAGCCGGAACAATACCTGTCACTGCCGCAGGTAATTTAAAGTCGCTAAAGTTAACTGCAAATTGTCCTTGTTTGGCCAGTGAGTCCATCTGTGATTTTAAACCAGATGTTAAATTGCTGGCAGCACCCGACAATGCGCCGGCTACACCCGAGGCAGCTCCACCTAACGAACCAGTGATTCCAGATATAGCATTGGTTACGCCAGATGCTCCTTTGCCCCATTCAACTGCATTGCCAACTCCAAACTTACTGGCATTGGCCAATAGTCCGCCGAGCTGTGCTGTTCCATTTTTGGCCAATGCTGATACACTGCCCAAGTTTCCAGTGATGCTGCTCAAGCCGGCAGCACTAGACAAACTGCCTGCAAGGCCGGCTAGACTGCTTGTGGCTGCTCCACTTAGTGAACCGGCTGCCTGTTTTAACCCGGCAGTGGGTGATATTAAACTTTTCCCTGCATTAGCAGAGGCATTGTATAACAGGCCGGTAGGTGCTTTTAAATCGGTGCCAGGGGTTACAATTTGACCAGTTTTTACTAAGGTATCGAAACTAGATTTCATTAACCCAAATTGTATTTTGTCTTGTAGTGGGGGATTTTTTAACAAGTCGGCTACACCAGACACACCATCCTTGCCGGTCCATACGCTGGGACTTTTTAATACACTAGTTAAACTGTTCATTCTGATTGTCCTAAAAATCTAGCAGTAGTACCGCACTTTAAGTATCCTGCATCTTCTAATTGTTGAGCACTTAGCCCGTACTTGCCAACCCCTAGTTCATCAGTTACAACATCAGCAGGTTGGCATACACTGGCTGCAACAGCGGCCATAACAGCCTGCACTTGCGCTGTGGATAATGGTCCAATGCCTTCTGTCACAGTCGACTGGCTTACATAATCTGCCACTGTGATGCCATTATTAATAGGAACATCTGCAAGAACTGGCAACGAAGATATAATTGTTGAGCCAAGGTCGCCGCCTTTATAGATTGCCAACAGCGGAGTATCCGGGACGCCGGCTGTGCCGCGATCAAGACGTGATTGAGTAAACTGCACAGTCATGCTTTCTTGGGACTGCAATTGGTCTCCTGAACGCAATCCCACAAATGCTCCTGCGGCCAACTGTTCAAGATATATTTTCTCTGCCTGCGCTCGTGTTGCGCCAGTAGGGCCGTTTAATGTAAACAACTGTCCGTTTGGCAACGTAAATGTAAATTTAACCATTTGTTTAACCTTCCACTGTTCCTGACCAGCCCGACGGCAATGGTGGAGTATTTGGCGGAGTAGTTGGCTGTCCTTCCTCCATTGCTACTTCAACATCAACACCTTGATTATGAAAGGGCCAAGGTTCGTGTGTTGGTGCCCGTGTTACAATACTTTCTAACCCTGTAGCGGATATTTGCCATCCTGTAGCATTGTTAAATTCTGTTTCTGGCATCACACGTTTTTCTAATTTGACCGGGGGTTCTACATTCTCAGTAGATCCGCCATTGAGATCAATACCGCCGGCTTGTAGTACCATGGCACCGCCAGCATTCCACGATCCGTTATTGCTGACCATTGCAAGACTACCATCAGCACGTACTGCAATGCGAGCCTTGCTGTAAAGAGTCATTTCGTTGTTGCTGGACAAAGTTATTGTTTTTTCACTTTCTAACGTGGTGCCTGCCATGCTTTTCATATTGATTGTGCCGCCTGCAAACATGTTAATATCTTTGTCTGCATGTAAATTAATTGTGCCTTGTGTGCGCACATTAACCGAGTTTGTAGCATACACATCAACTGTGCCTTCTTGTCCAAACTCTAACCAGGTTTGGCCGTTGGCATGTATAATGTAAAAGAAGTTGCCATCGTCACTCAATGTGATTTGATGACCACTAGCAGAACGGATTCGCAATAATTTATCGTTGCCTTCTAGATCACCATCATCCAATACAATGCTGTGTCCACCTCTACGGCCGATAACATTTATGTCAGCAGCAGAAATTGATCCAGATGCAATGCGAGATTTAATATCAGATTCTGTTAAGCCGCCTTGGTACACAGCTCGTCCCGGAGTGCTTAGGCCAAATACAGCACTTGGACTTTCGCGTTGGCTTGTAGAACCAATGGGACCACGTTGCGGGTCTGCTAACGTGCCTTGCTGAAACATTTCTGCGGCTAGCACACTATGCACAGGCTTTGGCTGATTAAAGAATTGCGGATTATCGTCAATTTTAGTATTGTTTGGATTAATTTCAGTTACCGGCAATACTGTAGCGCCATTGTAATAACTTTTTTGATCACTATTTTGCAAATCAAACGCCTTGCTTGATCCAATTGCCGGAACCATGTGCGTTATACCAGCATTTGGAATGCAACCTATGTAGTATCCAAGACTTGGGTCGCCGCCGGCAAATACACATAACACACTAACTCCAACATCTGGCGGTGTAAACCACATGCCGTAACTTTGAGGATTGCCATCAAGATATCCTCCGACACTGTCAGTGTCTCCTTTTTTACCTGGCTGCGGTGGAGTGGCTCCATAGAATGAAGGACAATAACTAACAGTACGCCACAGTGTTTTATCTTCAGGATCTGGTCCAGCAAACTGCTCAATGTAAACTTGTAGTCGTCCTTGTCTAGTAGGATCAACATTGTTTTTTACCACACCGACAAATGGTCCAAAGTCCGAAGGTGTGCCACCGCGATCAAATTTGTAGTTTTGGGCAACGCCGCCATTTCTAATAATATTATCTGACATTATGTATCTCTATTGATTTTTTGTACTGGTTTAGTTGTTGTCTCTCTGGCTGCATTGGCCAGAGCGGCCCGCTCACGCAAACTACCCGGTCTAATATTGGGATTGCCCAATTGCGTTCCTTTTGCCAGTATCGGATTTCCTGTGGCCGCACCGCCACCAGTTTCGGCAAATGTAGGTATGGGAATTGCCTGTTCCAACGCCGCTGGTCGCACAGCGGCAGGAACTGCCGCGGCAGTATCTCGTTGTGCCGAGGTCGGTTTGTTAGAACTTGTGTCTAACAAGTCAATAAACACTCCTTTGATATTTTGTTCAAATTTACCTCTGCTGAATTTGCTAACCACATGTGATGCTTTGTAGGTGTAAATGGCCTGTGGTGTACTGGAGACATTGGGATTGGCTAACCCAGTTCCGGTCAAGTCATAGTCTACGCCAGGATTCCATTGTAGATCAAAAATAATTTCTTGTGCGTCAAAGTTGATTCCGCCGTCGGCATTGAATGGATTAAAACTGTAATTCAGTGAACTGACGCCTGTGGCAGCTTCACCTTGCTGTAGCCACGCAGGATCACCCACAATGGTCAAGTCACAGTTGGCAATGTCAGTTTTGCTGTACAGATAATCAGCAGCCGATGCACCCACTGCGTTGGCTTGGCCTTCTGCGCCTTGACTACTGCTTCCAGCCACTGCGGCTTGATATTCTCTCGGTGGGGCCTCTCTGTTGTTTGCTATCCTTGTATCTGTTAGAATTTTTGGATTGGTAAAAGTTGTAGCGTAGAGTTTATTGAACTTTTGTTCAAATCTGAGAACTTGTGTATTTTGTCCGGTGAACCAGTATTTGTAACTTTTGTGTCGACCACGAATTTTACTTGTTGGAAAATACTCACTTTGCATACTGTTGATAGGATATGCAGAAATTACATACGTGATATCATATGCAAAATCATTGCGTTTTTTATCAAAGGGTTGTATTGGTGTGGTCTGCACAGAAATTTTATACCACATCAAGTCACCCAATGGCTTTTGAGGTTTTACTTCGCCAGTTACTTCGTCATTGATGTATCCGGCCTGATCAGCAATGTACGTGCTGTTTTTTAATATTTCATCTAGGATGACCACAATTGGTGTGCCAGCACGAAAGTCAAATGTTCTAACATCATAGTCTGCTGAGTTGCTTTCAGGATTGACTTTGTCAGCAGGATTTTTTGCCTGTTGCATTGGAACTTTTGCTTTGTTGGGTTTTCCACCTTTGATAACACGAGCATTACCAAGTGCTGCCGGGGCAAATTCTACACTGTACCGGTTTGCCACTTCCCATACGCCTTTTTTTACCAGTTCGGCTTCTGTTTTGTTCAGCGACTCCATTAGGCCAACTGCAATGTTTTTGTTTACACTTGGTGCCGCGCTGGCCTTGGGCGGCGCACTTGCGGCCGGAGTGTTAGCGTCTATAGCATTATCTATACGTCGTACGTCTGCTTGTGTTGCCATAATTTATCCTGATAATCCACTGACGCCAAATGCCATGCCGTCATCATTTATTAGATTGTAATCTGTACCAGTGGCCATTAAGGCAGTAGAACTAACTGTATCTTTAACAGATGGTGTGGGTGTGGTTGGGTTAGCAGGGGTTGGTGTGGATCTTCTTCCATCCGCAGGCGACACCTCAACTACTGCAATTCCTTTGGTCATTAAATCTTTAACAGTGGCACCTGAAATTTCAATATTTGATTTAATCACGCCCAAGTTTGTTCCAAACCCAACTGTGTACGGAATTGCAACTCCTTTAACCTGATACTCAATCAATTTGTTAGACACTGTAAAATCAATGTCAGCCAATTTGAAAGGTATAATTTTTTCCACTATAGCGTTTTTGTTGTCAGAATTGCTGGCTTGAACAATTTTTCCATTTTCGTCATATCCGTAAAATCTTATGACCAGTGCATATATTGCGGCCGAATAGGGTATCTTAGAATCTTTGTAGGAGGCCTTGACTGCTTTCCAAAGATTATCAATCAGTGTTATGCCTGCAGTTTCGGTTACTGTAAAACTGAGTTCTGCGGCATTGTGTGCTTTATTAGATCCCTTGCCAGTGACAACACTTTTTATTTCCAAGTTATCAAAATAGTAGTCTAAGCCAAAAAATGGATTTCTTCCAGCAGATTGCAAAACACCGGCTACCGCACCACTGGTTGTCAAGTCGGGTTGTACGCCTTCCACTGTGGATGGTGCGCCGCCACTTTGAATCAACAAGTTATATTGGCTTATGGTCATCTTACTGGTTTTTTGTAACGCAGTGTATTGTTCCGGTGTCAGTAGATACCAGCCAATGTTGTAGGTGTAACTGGCATATTGATCTAGTACATTGTTTCTTGGAGCAAATGTTGATTGGTTTGCCTGGGCGGCTGCTATAATTTGTTTTGTGTTGGCTGCTGTAGCACCATCTTCGCCTGCAGCACCAACACCGGGTGCTCCGCCAGGTCGACCTTCTGTAGCAGTGGTGGAACTGGACGTAGCAGGCGGCACACTCTGTGTCTCTGTCAAGGTCTTTACAGGAGGGTTGGTGCCGGTCTCGGTATTCTGTGCCAGGGTGGCAGCTTCAGTGGTTGTTAGTCGCCTGGTGCTGGTGGCTGCTAGTGCAGGATTTTGTGTAGCGCCTGCGGTACTGTTAGCAACAGCAGTGGCTGCCGACTGCGTGGGCGTTTGCAGTGCAGCCAACTGAGTTTGTAATGCGGCAATTTGTCCAGGAATGGTTGCCACTTCATTGGTATATCTTGCTAGTATTGCTTGATTACTTTGTAAATTTCTATTCAACGTGGCAAGCCCAGTTTGAGCAATGCGAAGTCTTCCTTGTAAACGAGCAATTTCTGCTTGTAGCTCTGATGCAGTTGCCATTGATTAGAATCCCAGCGTTGAACGCAGTGTACTCAACTTGGGCACATAGATAAATGTGTCTATTACAAAGTCCAAGGGTGGCTTTGTTAGTGTGTTGGGATTGCGTTGATAAAACACCCACCATAGGCCAGCAGAGTCGTATAGGTCATAGGCCAGCAGGTCAGGACGATATTGATACGTTTGATTGATTGTAAACGGCAAGTCATCCGTTTGGCTGGGTATGGGCCTGTTGACCATAGTATCCAAAAAGAACTGACTATAACCTGTGGTATAGTATGGACTGGTTGCGTTGTAAGTTGTCATTACCAGAACCCTCCTTTGAGTAGGTCACCACTGGCATATTGTTTTAAACTGAACTGTTGGCTTTGTTGCTTGCGGCTTTGTACTGGCAGCAGTGATATAGATATGTTTATTTTTGTTGGCACATAGGTCGGACTATTTTGTCCAAACGATGCTGGTGCTGGCGGCATGTTCATTCCGCCTTTGGGTAATCCAGCATTGGCCAAACGATTGATTGCTCCACCTAAAACATTGCCCAGTATACCACCGCCCCAGGTTGTGCCCGGGCCTGTGGGGTTGGTACTTTGACGTTTGTTCAGCATGTTACTGTTGTTGACGTTTTGACTGCGAGCACGTATATAGTCCACATCTGCAGGCAGGTCGTAAGTAAATGACTGCACCACACAAGGGTGTTCGTTGAATTGAAACTCACCAAGACCGGTTAGATAAACCAACGGAGGTGGTGTGCCACGTTCGGCATCTTGACCGTAGAACATTTTTGTTACTGATTTAAAAAAGTGTATCACTGCCAACAGGTATTCGGCTTCGGGAGTACTTTGTGCTGTAAATGGACAGCTCAGTGTGACCGGGTCAACTGCACTGCTCTGATAGTAGTAACCTTTGTAGTTAGAATGTGTTAGGTCGTAACTTGAGTAGTTGGCTTTGTAGGATGTAGCAATGGTAGGCGTATAGGGAAATATAATTCCAGTGCCTTTGAGCGGTTGTAGTATGCCTGGATCGGGTGCATTGTACAAATAGTTGGCGCCAGGCGCCAGTCTCAACTTGACACGCCAATCACCGTTGTTGGGATTTCTACGCTGGTTGGCAATGGTGTTTTGTGCTCGTGCTTTTTCCAGTGTGCCTTGCTTGATGGCTGCATTGAGATTGGTGCGCTCTTCTTCTTCATCGGGGTTGAATGCAAAGCTTCTAGAAGGGGAGACTGTATTGGGGTCATCATTGTTTACAGGTTCGGCTTCGGTGGCCTGTTGTGCTAGTTCTTCTCGGAACGCTGCCTGTCGTGCTTCCAGCGCCATGGCTTCTTCGTCTGTCGTTGGATCAACATCCTCAGGGCCAATTCCAATGGGAGATTCTTGTTCGGATGCTTGTATTGATTCAAATCTTGCCTGTTCAAATGGATCCGAGTTAGGGTCAACGTTGGCCGGATCAAATACTGATTCTTCTGCCTCAGGAGCAACAGTTCTAGTGCGATTGCTTGCATACTGATCGTAACGAGCAGTATACTGATCGTCAACAGCATCAGGTGATGTTTGTACATTAGAGGCGCCAACTGCGACTCCTAAGTTTGTTTCTGTTTGTTGATTTATAGTAGGATCAGAACCGCCGGGAGATTGCACAGCATTATTAACTGATGTGGTTCCGCTGGTAACAGTAGTGGTAGTAGTAGTGGTATTAGGTACTGTAGTGATTGTTGGCGTGCCTGGTATCATTGCCGACGCTTGTTGGTTAGCAAGTTCTACCTTTTGTTGTGATAATTCTAATGCTTTTTCATTTCGTGCTTGATTTTCTTCAGGGGTTAGTGGCGGCAATCCTAGTTTTCTTCTAGCAAAGTTACTAGGGTTGTCTTTATTAAATTGTTCAATTTCTGCTTGTTTAGCGTCGATAGCCGGTTGCAGAGCACGGCTGGCTGCAGTAGGTTGATCAGCACCCGCAGTAATAGTAGTGGAGCCTCCGCCGCTTACTTCTGTAGTGCTAGTGGTAGTGTAGTTTGTTGGGGTCTTTGAACTTACTGGTGCGTTTGCTTTTACATCATAGTCCACATTCGTGAATTGACCTTTGTCTACGAGTTTTCCTGAAGCCGGGAAGCTTTCGACAAATGATCCCATTTGTCCATTCATACCAATTGCATAGTTTTCGGTCTCAGCACTAGTTATGCCGGCCTGTGCCGCGGCGGCGTCTTCGCTCAAGCCGTCCTGACGGAGTTTGTTAAAAAGTTCTGCTTTTTTTGGATCGTAACCCGGGGTAGTGGCCATATGATTTTCCTATACGATATTTATCGCGAAAATAAACTGGTCAGATAATGACAAAGGTTGACAATGCAGTAAAAAGTGTTATAATAAATACATTATTAGGAGACACTGCCTGTGGCAACATCTAAACGAACGGCATCTACACTGGATCCGTTGAAATCAATATCATCAACCCCCACTGCACCAAAAGTAAATTATCTCAATAATAGAGACATTCTCAAAGAGATACACGCCAGCAAAAACACCTATTGCTACTATAGAGATCCTGCTATTGACAGCCAATACGACATTATTTTGCCCAGTTTGGAGAAAATTAACCAGCGTACTATTGCAGAAGCAAGACGCAATCGTGCTGACCGTTTGAAGCGCGAAGGTATCATTGTAGATCCTGTTAAGATCCCAAATACAGACTTGGTATTCCGTATCAGTTGCTGGGATCATATCCCAATGGCTGAGAAAAAGATTCCAAAATCTGCACAAAAGAAGAAACAAAAAATCGAAGACCTGCTGGAATTTGAAGATGAACCAGTGGATGATTCACTAGACGAATTGCTAGATGATGTGGTGCTAAACCCTGTGCGTCAGCGACTGAACTTTCCTCCGTTTGAACACTGGCGACTAGACGAGAATAAAGAACGGTTCATTGTAGGCCGTAGTCACTGGAAAGGTGATTTGGAAACTGGCTACTTCAGCAAAGACCATGGCGACATGACACGCAAACTAGCACACATGTTTATGAAACTGTGTGAACGCTATGCTACACGAAGCAACTGGCGTGGTTACACATATAATGAAGAAATGCGCGGACAAGCCTTGCTACAGTTGAGCCAGATTGGCCTGCAGTTTGACGAGTCAAAGTCACAGAATCCATTTGCCTATTACACTGCGGCCATCACCAACAGTTTTACTCGTATTCTTAATTTAGAAAAGAAAAGCCAAAACATCCGTGATGACATTCTGGAGATCAACGGACTGAGCCCGTCCTGGACACGCCAAAATGCTTCCAAGCCCAGTATGGCCACACTGAGTGGTCCTGTTACCATTACCACATACATTGTGGCCAAGCCTAGAGAAGAGTCTGCTGTGTCTGAGACCAATACGTCTATTACAAATGAGTAAAAAAAATACGTTACCGATTGTATTTCATAGCGGTGGATACGGTACTTATTTAGAATGGTGTTTAACTATGCTAACACTGGACATAGACATAAACTCGCCTTTGACCAGAAAAGGAAGTAGTCATAATTTCAAAGGCAATCATTTATTAAACATAGAAAGATGGAATCAGTACGTTGAGTCTGACAACCAATATCCGTTTGTTAGATTTCATCCAAAAATATCACAGACTGACGACTTGCATAAAATTCTCAACAAACTTTCGGATCAGGTTAATTTTTTTGTTTATATCTATCCTACTCAAAATACCTTACTGTTGTTGTTGAATAATCATTTTACTAAAATATGGGAGGATTGGTGGACACATGCATTTCAATCTGAGTCAATTGATATTAAAAAAATCTACGACAATTGGCCAGTTGATCGCAGTACCCCAGTTGATCGAATTCCTCATTGGATCAGGAGAGAATTTTTAAGTTACTATATGATGCCAATGTACTTTGATCAAATTGAATGGAATAAAAAAGCGCATTATAATCAATCTAATTGTATACTTGTAACAATTGACGATTTATTGTACAATTTTCAAAATGTTATTTTAAGAATTGCCAATCAAACTAAAATGAAATTACTCAGGCCGATTGATGTATTAGAATCTTATCATACGCAAATGCTTGAATGTCAAGCACATGTCAACCAAGATTTTTTAGCTAAAGAAATTGTAAACTCAGTTGTTAACGAAGTGGAATTTGACTGGTCCCACTATTCAGTGGCGTTAGCTACCGAATCATATTTACAATGGGAATTGAGAAACCGCGGGTTCGAAATGCAGTGTAACGGGCTTGACAAGTTTCCGACAAATAGTGTACAATTGAAAGAACTACTATATCCTGTATGAATCTTTTTAAAAAAGCCGCAATCTTTACCGACATTCACTTTGGACTCAAGTCAAACAGCACGTTACACAACGAAGACTGTTTGGCTTTTGTCAAATGGGCCACAGCCAAAGCTCAAGCAGAAGGTTGCGAAACTTGTTTGTTTTTAGGCGACTGGCACAACAATCGGTCGAGTCTGAACATTGTTACCCTTAACTATAGCCTACGGGCATTGGAGCACTTGAATGCAAACTTTTCTACTGTTTATTTTATCCCTGGAAATCACGATTTGTATTATCGCGATAAACGCGATGTACAGAGCGTCGAGTGGGCTAAACATCTCCCGAACGTACAAATTTGTAATGACTGGTTCTCTAGCGGTGATGTTGTTATCGCTCCTTGGCTCTGTGGCGATGACCATAAACGCATTTCTAAACTAAAAGGCAAGTACATGTTTGGGCATTTTGAGTTGCCTGGATACATGATGAATGCCATGGTAGAGATGCCAGACCACGGAGAGATCCGGCGTGAAGATTTCAACAACTTTGAACATGTGTTTACAGGACACTTTCACAAACGTCAAACCAAAAAGAATATCACTTACATCGGCAATTGTTTTCCGCACAACTATGCCGACGCCGGCGACGACGAACGCGGTATGACTGTGTTAGAATGGGGGCAAGATCCTGTGTATCATGCCTGGCCCGATCAACCCAGGTATAGGGTGTTAGGACTCAGCAATGTTATCGATAATGCTCCAACTGTGCTTGCAAAAGACATGCATGTTCGTGTGCAATTAGACATTGAAATCAGTTACGAAGAAGCCAACTTTATCAAAGAAACTTATATTAAAGATTACGGACTGAGAGAAATGGCTCTTATCCCAAACAAGAATGCCGGAGTTGATACAGACATGTCGCCAGGTGAAGTAAAGTTTGAATCAGTTGATCAAATTGTTACAGATCAACTTACCAACATTGAATCTGAATTCTACGATCCAAAGCTGTTGTTAAAAATTTATCAGAACTTATAAAAATGTCTAAATCCAATCATCGAGTTGTAATTGCTAGTATGCCACTGGTCGATAGTATGCATGCCCCAATGGCTGCGCCAGCCGTGCTTAAAGCGTCTCTTACTAAGGCTGGTATACAATCAACTGCAATGGATCTTAATATCGAGGTCCTGGTAAAACTTAAATCTCATCCTGAATACAACAATCTAAAAAAATTCTTTTATTCTCAAGTGGCAGAAGATTGGACTGTACAGGAAGTATCTAAAATATTGTTTTATTGTGCTAACCGTATTGCTGATAAAAATCCAACTATTATTGCACTAAGTTTACTAACATCTGAATGTCAGAATTTTACACTATGGTTGTGTTTAATTTTGCGCCAAATGTGTCCGCAAGCAAGAATTGTTATTGGGGGCCCTGGAATTAAGCATCATGTTGCCAGCACAACGGATCATTTTCGTACTGGCATTAAAAATAAAGGGCTAATTGACGACTGGATTTCCGGCGACGGTGATCAATCATTGATTGAATACATTAATGGCAATTATAGCTATCCTGGAATAAATTCTGACATGTGGGCACCAACCACAGACCTTGATTCACTACCGTATCCAGATTGGTCAGACTACAATTTTTATTTGTATTCACAAAATTATATCCCAATTGTTGACTCTAAAGGCTGCGTAAGGAATTGCGAGTTTTGCGATGTAATTGAGTACTGGGAAAAATTTCAATCTCGTTGTGCTGAAAAAATATTTGAAGAAATACTCTATCAGATTGAGCAGTACAACATGCGAGACTTTGATTTTAGAAGCAGTATAACCAATGGGAATCTCAAAGAATTCAAACGGTTACTGTCTCTTATGTATGAGTATAACCAAGGAAAGTACAGGCCCGAACAAATTAGTTGGAATGCTTCTTTTATTGTACGACCTAAGAGCCAACATCCAGAAAGTATGTGGCAACAGATGGCAGCAACAAATGCTACATTATCATTAGGAGTTGAAAGTGTAGTGCCACATGTTAGAAAATCACTTGGTAAATTTTTTGAAAATAAAGATATTGATTTTCATCTTGAGATGGCTAAAAAATATAATATCAAAATAATCTTAATGATTATAACAGGGTATCCTACCGAAACATTAGAGGATTATGAATTTACAAAACAGTGGTTTCGAGATAGGGCACAGTACAACAGCACAATTCATAGACTTTTTCTTTCACAGGCTACAATTCTGCCAGGAACTGGTCTAGAAAGAAATATTGACAAATACAAAATTATTGTCGATGTTAACAACCCAAGACAATGGCAAACTGAAACTATAGATAGACAAACTAGATATACATATCAGAAAGAGCTTGTTGACCTGTGTCGTAATCAATTAAAATTTAACATAGATGCATATTAATCTTAAACTAGTGATAGAATGCGCAAGCCCTGTCGCAGATTTACAAATAACAATACAGGATCGTAACAACACTTTGGCTACAGTTAGTAGCATAGTGCAACCAGAAATTGAGTTAGATTTCAAATTTTTAGTACCAAATCAATTGACCTTTGTTCTAACAAACCTAAGGTCGTCGGTTGTGTTAAAAAAATGTGTTCTTGGGGGCCTTGAACTTACTCCGGCAATTCTATCACAAATTTGTAACTTTACTCCCGCGGGAGCATCCGATTCGATCGTAACCACAGACTGGTGGCAAGATGGCAAAGTAGTAATTGACTTCTTTGCCGGAGACTGGGTACAATATCACTTGCTCTATGGCAACAAAATAGTCGTGCATAATACATAAACATGATCAAAATTAAAAATTTAACTGTTAAAAACTTTATGAGTGTTGGCAATGCCACTCAAGGCATTGACTTTGATCGTAATGACCTTACATTAGTACTAGGTGAGAACTTAGACTTGGGAGGCGACGGATCTCGTAATGGTACAGGTAAAACCACAATCATTAATGCATTAAGCTATGCTTTGTATGGGCAAGCACTGTCAAACATTCGCAAAGATAATCTTGTAAACAAAACCAATGGCAAGAACATGTTGGTCAGTTTGGACTTTGTTGTAAACGGACAAGAGTATCGCATTGAGCGTGGGCGCAAACCTAATGTGTTGCGTTTCTATGTCAACAACGAAGCACAAGTGTCTACAGATGAAGCGCAAGGTGACAGTCGAGAAACACAAGATGCTATCGAACGTGTTATGAACATGAGTCACGACATGTTCAAACATGTGTTAGCACTAAACACTTATACTGAACCGTTTTTAAGTTTAAAAGCCAATGATCAACGCAACATTATCGAACAGTTGTTGGGCATTACCTTACTCTCTGAACGTGCTGATTCTATTAAAGAACTTAACCGTCAAACCAAAGATGGTATTAGTCAAGAAGAATTCCGCATCCGTGCGGTTCAAGAAGCCAACAAACGCATTGAAGAACAGATTGAAAGTCTCCGTCGTAGACAAGTGCTTTGGCAAAAAAAGTACGATGGTGATTTAGCTTACTTGGCTGGACAATACGATGAATTGGCAAAGATTGATATTGAAGTAGAGCTATTGGCACACAAAGAGTTAGCCTTGTGGACTACACGTAAACAACAACAAGACACATACACTGCTCTTGTTAGTCGACAGACTGCATGGAAACAAAAACAAGACAAAGACATTGCTGAGTTAGAATCGACTTACAATAATCTCAGTCACATTGATATCGCGGAAGAATTGCAAGCACACGTGGACTTGGCTGCTTACACGCAAAAGTCCAAAGATATTGCAGATCTTGAGAAACTCATTGCTAGATGTGTTGCCGATGAAGCAAAAGAACAAAAAGCAATCGACAAACTCCGAATTGAAATTGAAGAATTAAAAAATCACAAG